TCCTGAGTCATGAACTTTGTATAATCCCGAAATAATCTCTCATCACCGAAGGCCGCTGAAATTTTCCCCTCCAAAGCCTGAATATCGATGAGTTTTTTGGAGGCATCCGCTCTGGAAACTATTTCACTCAATCTTTCTTTCAATCCCTGGGCAGCTCCCACTCGAAATAAGTGCCTGGCTTCCGGACTCATATCTTCCAAAGCGGCCCCGATTTCCCGTGGGTTAGAAAATTGTCCCTTTGACATAAACAGCGCACCTTTTTCCAAAGCTTCCTGATTGGCAAGTTTGTCTCCGGCAAGTAACCTAGCCTGAGCATAATCCCCACCTTTTATCCCAGGAGCGGTTGCATCGACATTATCTAATTCGTCAATCAAATCTCTCCGCAAATTACTGATGGAATCCGAGCGAGCTGTCGGTTTACCGAATCGTGTTTTGGCTTTTTGTTCAAGATCCCAAAATTCCCTTTTAACCTGATCAAGAAACTTCAGCTTTAATCCCTTACCAACTCCTTTGCCGGTTGCCTTTTCCCCGGTTTCTTTCAAAAGTTCGGTTAAATCTGGGTCGACCTTGCTCAAATTCTCTCGATTATTATTCAGGGTGCGACGTGCATTTTTGAAAGCCAACTGACCATCGGGAGTTTTCAATAATCGATCGATGGTTCGAGATTCAATATTCTGATTGGCCGCAAACGCCCTGTCATACAGTTTTGAGGCGTTATTTATATTCGCCAATTGCTGTCTTTGCGAGAAGAAATCTCCAGGGATCAGTTCATCGATACTATTTTGAATTCGTTGAACCTGACCCCCTTTGATTTGTCCGGTCTTAGGATCCCGAACCCCCTCTTGCCTCTCTCCGATAAATTTCTCAATTTTTTTCTTACCGGCACCAGGCTGGCCTTTGACCGTGAATCCTAAAGCCCTGGCATTTGGTCCGGCATCCAATAAGGCCGCTTCTGGGCCCAATTCATCTAGCCTTTTTAGTGCCTGACTGGGCGTAAAACCGTCCCGTTCAAGAGCCTCGGTCACTTTTCTTAACGCCGCTGTTCCCTGAAGTTTGTTAGTAAAATTTCCCAACAAATTTACAATTCCATTGAACCCGGATCTTAAAGCCTGACCTGCTGCAGGTATAAAACCACCAAATGCTGCACCGATGGCCGTCGCTTGTTGAACATCGCCTACTTTTTCCGGAATATTTGTTTCCCGACCGGCCGCGACATCTCGGATGACTTCGCTGGTCGCTTCACCGCCCGCCTGTGTTCCGGATAAAACAGCACCACCTGCGGCGCCACGAGCAACTCTTTCGAGAACTTTTCGACCACCGGCAATCAAAGGACCGGCCGCTTTGCTTGCAGGATTCAAAAAACCTCCGACAATTGACGCGGCAATCGCAGTTTTTGGATTTTCCTCCTGAAATTTCTTCCGTCTTTCGGCTGGTTCTTGGAAAGCCTCTTGTGGGTCAACGCCACCGTCGACCAAACGGCCAATGGTCGCCGCTTGAAGAGCAGATATTGCACCTTTGATCGTATCCGATGCCCCGAAGGTTGCCGTATTCAAAATCACATCGTTGAAGTTTTTAATACTGGTGCTGACCTCATCAAGAAAGCTAACCGGCTCCGCCAGGGTGGTGCTAGGCTGGCCATTGGGTTGCGCCTGAGCAGGTGTAATCGTAGCAGGTGCGGGAGCCTCCGTCTGTGGAGGCAGATCGGCCGGGGATGGAGTGGCTTCCGCACCTGCAGGGCTTGTTTGTTGGGCACGTATTTCAGCAACTCGGTCTTTTAATTGCTGGGAATTAGGATCAACATCATCAGGAATATTCCGGATGGTGATTCCATCTTTGGTTGTGATTTGAAATACCATCAGAAGTCCACCGTTACATTACGTTGAGTCGTCTCTGCTGTCGGTTCAACAATTGCAGGTGTTGTTACTTGAGTTTGAGTTGCTGGTGCGGCTCCTTCCGGTTCAGGGGTGAGTTTAAAATCAATCAAATCCTGGATATCTAGGGTGGCCTCTGTGTCACCCGATGCCCTTGCAGATCGTAATCCCTTATTTACATCGAGCATCAAAAATTTGACGGTTTGATTGAGAAGGCGAATATTACCAGCGGTAGATTTCCCAAACCCCGCTTCAATTCTGCCAAGCAAATCACCCTCCTGTTTGGTAAAAGCCGCACCAAAAGTTTTCTTTAATTGACTGACTACTGATTTTTGCAAATTGAAGAACAATTCTGCCTCATCGGCAGATTCGATTCCCAATAACTGTTTGCCCCTCAATTTAGCTGCTGCAAATCCGCCCGTTTTTACGAGTTGCATTAATTCAAGGCTTCTATTGATAACTGGTATCAACGAGGCCCGATCGAGTGCTGTATTGATATTGTTTTGAACTCTTTTAGCCCTACCTTTGGCCTGAACTTCTCGTTTTGCTAATTCCGCAACGGCATTCGTTTGTGCGCCGAGTTTGACTATCTCACTTTGTCGGACCGTCTCGACTTTGCGCCTTTGGAATTCTTCCGCTGTTTCTCCAAATTTTTTATCAATAAGATCCCCGGCGATTGGAACATTATTTATTTTCGTTTCTCCTGTTCTCTTGTCGGTGACCGGAACAGCGATCGAAATACTTCCATCAGGATTTACAACAGTTACCGCCGGGCTGGTGGCAAAATCCGCACCTCTTCCCGTGACCGGTCTCAATTGGGCCGTGGTGACCGCCGCAGGCTGAAACGCGCCAATCGTTCCTGAAATCAAATTCGGCAACCGCAATGTTCTTTGTGGATGGGACACAATTCTTTTAAGAGGCCGTGCATCCAAACCCTGGGCTTCCAAATCGGCCACTCCCTGCTCCAGCATTTGAACCTGGACATTAGGGTCAGTCTGGTTTTGAACAGTGGTCAAAACGCCCAATACCGCATCTCTTCCACGCTTTGTTTCAGAAATATCCAGAGCTTTCGTTTCAGCCCTGACTTTATTGTGCTCGATCAATAAATCCTTCGTTGATTGATTCTCCGAAACAACCCTATTCAACCTCAATTTTCTATTTTCAAAATCTGGGTCATTTTGTATTCTCAATAATTGTTCTCTTTGAGGTTCAGATAAATTTGGTTTGGTTTCTATGATATTTTTAATCATGAAATCCATTTGATCTTTATTCTTTGCCCTGGATAACAATGTCCCCATTTGCAAATTTTGCTCTGTGGTCTTTGCGGTGGCAGATAATTTTTGATTATCCGCAGTTTTTAGGAAATTGATCAAAGATGAAAATGCCTGGGGATTTTGAGCCAGAATTTTTGCAAATGGTTTTGCCATCCCAGGAGTAAATCCCACCCCTGCGATCACTTGAGGTGCTCCGCTTTTGCTGACCTCAGAAACTTTTGTCGCATCATCGATGGGATCCAGGGTTTCAGAAGTAATAGGAGTTTCGGGTTGAGTTGTTGGAAGCCCAAGTTTTTGGCGAATGACCTGTTCAACATTCCCGGCTAAACGAGCCTGGTCATCAAGTTTTTGGGTCCGCTCTAAAGCGGCCGCATCAATAACAGCCTGTCTTTTGACATCTTCTCTTTGCTCTAACCTGCGTATATCTTCTTCCCGAGTAACCGCTTGACGGAAACCTTTACTGGCAATTAAAATTCCTTCTCCTATTGATACCATTTTATTTTCCCCTTATACGGCAACGAGATCGACTTCACTCTCGATTTCATCTAACAACTTTGAATAAATAATGGTATTAAAACCGTACATAGTTTTTACAAATTGTGGATAAAGTTTTTTCACTTCATCTGCCATGAAACCTATGGTTGGCAATTTACCGATAAAGGTTTTAGAAACCTCTGGCCGCCAATCCCATTGGTAAAATTTCAAAGATCCAACTTTTCCAATTATTACTTTATTCATTTTTAGACAAGGGTCGGAAAAGAATCCTGCCACTTGCGAAATTATAGGTGCCACAGAAGGACCAAGGCCACCAATAAGACCTCCAATCAGGTCATCCCGTCTTGACTGATCGACTTGTCCGGCCGTAAAACTTCTTCCAGCTTGTTGACCTGCGACCCCAGCTTGTGCGGATGCGCCTTGAATACCTAAACCGCCCAAATCTAGGGAAGCCCCAAGGCCAGTCTTGAATAAATTTGTTTGTCTGCCAGATATTAATTGCTCGATAGCCAGTCCAATATCCTGCGGAACTGCTGAAAGTTCTTTTATTGCCGATCCTGACCTTGTTAATCCACCGGCAGACAACGCTCCCTCAACACCACGCGTTCTTTCTGCGACAAGATTTTTAAAAATATCAGTGTTAAAAATTTCTCCAAGTATTTCGTCAAGCCCTCCGACTGTGGCTGCGCGTTCCACACCTGGAATTTGCCGTTGTCCCAATTCAATGAAGGGACGCACGTCTTCCTCAACAAGTCCAAACTGTCTTTTCAATTCATCAATGGCAGATTGACTTATAGCAGCACTTTCACCAACGCCACCTTTTTCACCAGTTAAAGCATCTGTTAATAATGCTCCTCCAATAGATACTGCGGCACCTGCAAATGCTCCCATGACTCAAGCTCCTAAAATTATTTTATAACAACGAATTTTATGCTCGATAATTCCAATTTTTCTTGTTTCGTTATGAGTAAACTTCATTCCAATGGCGATAGCAAAATGACAAACATCCTTCAATTTTTGTGCAATACAAGCATAAATATTTTTAAAACCATTATCTTGCAACCATTTAAAAGCCATTTTTGTAGCGTCAACGGCTTTTTTACCGCGACCAGATTTCAATACAGAAACATGAATCATTAACCCGTCTAAATATTCCTCAAATGCCCAAACCACTTGCCGTTCTTCATCAATCAAATAAATCATTTTGCTCGAAATAACAGGGACTTTTCCCGCAATTTTCTTTACTACCCTATAATCGAAAGTGCGCTCAATCATTTTTTGTAAAGAATTGCATCTTCAAGATTAAAAATTACATTTTGCTCCTGACATTGTCTCTCTATATTATCTACCCAAGATTGCTCAATTCGCCTTTTTGGGCCCCATGTCTCTTCAACAACACCTACTGATCTGATCCCATCCATATTTAAATCTCCCAAATCTTCGAGCAATGGAGCCATTGAAATAAATCTATTGCTACTTTCAACTGTCCTAAGAGCCTCCATTCTATGCTTACAAGATTGAGAGGCGACAGTCACACCTATGTACATATTATTTTTGCAATTCAATTTAGGGGCCAAATAACGCAATCTGTCCGATCGTTTTGTCAATATTACGAATACATGAAGTGGATTTTCATTCATAACTTTAAAAACATCCATTATGAATTCATCATTTACATTGTCTTGAAATAAATCTGAACCTAAGGACACGTAAAATATTTTTGGCTGTTTTATAGATGAAGGTTCTGACAATTTATCAACCCATATTTTTGTAACATGAGAAAAATCATCATGCATTGCCGGACAACTATCACAACCCGGACCTATTTCCTGGCAACCCGTGGTGAGCTTCCAATGAACTTCATTTGCCTTTAAATTTCTATGTCCCATTATGAAACTACCGCCCTATCTGAAACTCTTCTCCAATTTGTGCCATCACTGAAAGCGGGTATCGCCCCACCCGTTTCATCAGAGACTCCTATGAAACCCATTACCGGTAAATCAGGAACAACTGGCAAAGTGGGCACTGTAAAAACCGGCAATTGTAAAAAATCACCAACCAAAAGATTAATGGCAAATTCAAGATCATCAAAGTAGGAATGGTAATCGTCTGAAACTACGACAATTCCATTTACATCATTGCCAATTGGCACACTATGATGGGGTCTGCTTGATACTTTTTCACTCATGCGAGTTGTAAGGGTCCATTTGCATCTACGATTAAATGATCGGCAGAGAATTTTATATCTTCGGTTGTGAAAATTTTAACTGCCATAAAATCTTTATACACACCCATACCTCCAGGGTAATTCCACTCTAATATGTCCGAATATTTCCCTAATTTTCCAACGTCACGATAAAAAAGCTCGGAAAATAGAACATTATCTCGGCTCACCTGAATAGCAACGCCAAGAGATGTTGATATTAAAGGATTGAACCCTTGACTAATTCCAAGAGTCGCACTCTGCACAGTAACCCACTGACCGTCAGGTTGTCTGATTCCGAATTGAATTTCTCGGGGCAATCTCACGCCGTAATCTGTGTTAACTTCACCAAGAACCCCAATCTTG